TTTTTTACAAGGAAATATATTAAACCTTAGTCAAGCTATTCAAAATAGGTCTGAATAGTCGCCGATATGGCTCTGACACACTACTATACACGCGTAGCACGCTCTACTAATTTTTCATAATCAGAACTGTAGATGGAGTCCTTCCGTCTTTGTGGATTTTCGGTAAGATACCTAATCGTCCCACAACGGATGAGATACTCCACCTCCATGTTACTGATAGTCTGATTACGCGAACAAAGCCCGTAGTGACTTTGTTTACCGCATTTATGACATTTATTGAGATATTTAGCTCGTCTTTTAATAGCACTCCTAGAACAACCATTAAAACGTAGCAGCCTTTGCTCTTCTTGGCGCTGCAGTTTCCTCACCTCTTTGATAATTGGTTCTATAATACCAATCGCGACGTCAGTAGGCACGCCACAATCACACAATTTATTCTTTACGGCTAAGAGCAAATTTACACTAATCTGCATTGTTGGATCCATTGAAACTTGTTTTAATATCCTTACCAAACATGCCACCTGTAACTAAACTGTTTGTGCTTGAAAACCGACCGTTGCGCCTATTCTTGTCAATAGCAATTCGCTTGTTGGTCATGTGAGCTATGGTCTCTTCATCAGTTGGGACCCGGATGATTCCCTCAAGTGGCTGGACACAAGCAGAATTAAGCACATAATCGAAAGTATCAAAAGCAGCATACTTTGTACTAGCTGTGTAACCTTTGGATTGCCAACCAGCAGGCGGCCTTTTAGCGATTAACATTTCATTCCAAACCACCGGAGCGAATGCTCTACAGAAAGCCCTAAGGGTCGTGACTTCTTTGATGACAGCATAGACAGCATCCCTAGTTATAGCACCCCCGGGGTATTCAAAAGTTCCTTTCGGGTCAGCCACGTATGAAGAACTGGTATCAGCACAATACCTTGCAATCGACCAACAAAGAGGGGCTAATCTCTCAGTTGGCACCCCAAGCTGTTCAAACTTCGCAGTGATAGCAGCAAGATCTTCAGCGGTCGCAACAGCCAATGATTCGGCCTTAAAATCCAAGGCTATTAAAGCGTCCATGCTAGGTCTAGTGAATACATTAGCAGTGTCACCACGCAAATTGGCTGCAATATTTAATTTCGGCCTCCCAGTTTCAAAACCTCCATTCTTGATCTCGCCAGCAGTCATATTGTCCGCCTGGAATTTCTTGAGCTTGTTGAAGCGCTCCAAGAAACGCTTAGCTTCCTGAACTCTATTTTCCATTTGACGCAGATCAACATCATTGACGCTGGTCTCACGCAAATCAGTAGGCTCCTCAGAATCGATGGCAGCGTCCTGTCTAGCCCTCACTAATGCTTCATTTTCGCGACGCTTAGGTTCGCGTCGCTCCAAAGACTGTCCTTGCGATCCCTGTGTCTCCGTTTCACTAGTTGGCATATTTATTTCAATTTAAAAGCTTGAAACCTAAGGCTACCAATGTTTAGCCACACCAAGCGTCTTAGCGTATTCGATAAAGTCTGGAGTGAATTCGCAACCACGGATTGTTAAACTCTCGCCGGTTATGATAATAGTACAACCACTGTCAGAATGCCAATATGCACTGAATAAGCTTAAAATGACTAAAGTTAGTAACAAGCCAGAACAAGTATATATGATTAAGCGTGTGCTCTCCCACATGCCACGCAGCGGCTATTACCACGAGATAGCAGTAAAATGACGCCCGTAAGAGCAACTACTATTAGGGGTACAAACGCAGTGCCGTTAGTGAGGAGGTTGCTAGATGGATAATTCTTCCTGGGACCACAATAATTAATTGACTTGGTGCCGTCCCTGTAACTCCCGCCGTGTGGTAATGAATGCAAGTTATCTCCAACGTGGGGTAGGGTGCTTCTCGTTAGCATAAACAAGGCGAGTCCAATGCCGCAACCAATTGCAACGGCCAAGATTGCTTTCGTGTTGTCAGGCGGCGGCAAGAGTGGCATCACCGTTGAGGATTTGCAGTTTATTCCTGTGCCTAGTTAAACAAAGATATAGATCACGCCTGTTACCCTCCGTTACAATTGAATAGTCCGTTACAAGGGTCACAATGTCAAAAGTTTTCCCTTGGATCTCACAAACCTTCAGGTAAGATACCCCGTACCACTTGAGTAACCACTCAGCTTCAGGACCGTAAGCAATGACCGTCCCCTCTAGCTCGGCGCTTGACGCTTCCGCAATAATGCAAATATCTGCACACTCACTTCTTATTTGATAACCAATAGATTGTAGAAGAGAGCAAGTGGAGGAGCCAAAACGTTTCGTCAGATCAGTTGTGAAATGAGGCCGTAAGCACTCACTTGCACCTTGCAGTGGATCACCGAAAATAGCGATGGGCTCAAACTTCTGCCAGTCACCAAGCTGGTATTCGTCAATTATTATGAAATTGTGGATGGGTCTAACCTCAGGAGCTTTCAGTATCGTTATGCAATCAGTAGTTTCAGTGATATCTGCCCCAAAAGTGTAAGCTACGAATCTCTCGTCTTCCCTGAGAAGCTCACGAATGAGATGACTCTTGCCCGCCCCCGGCACACAGTTAACAATAATAGGCTTGTTAAGCTTACTAGAAACGCGCACGAAATTAAAACTAAGCAACTTATTAACTAGTACATCCATATATCAATACCTAAGTTTAAACCTAAGCGCCCCCATCAAACTCTCTAGGCTGAGAAGTAGGTGAGGACATTAGACTTTATCAAATTCTTATTCTGCAGGATGATCCTTATACAATTATAATGACTCTGTAACTCTTCTTCATCCATTCGCAAAACTGCCCTCTCACCCATTTTATAAGCAAAAGCAACCTCTAGGGCGTAATTGTCAATACAGCAGGCAAGGTTGTTAGTCTCTTTCGCAATGCACAACCTTTCAAGCACGAGCTGTGGTTTCTTGTAGATCCCATCTGAGCACAAATTCCATCCACAAAAGGTTGGTTTCTGTGTGAATGATACTTTTGCTTTTAGCTTAAGTAAGCCAAGAAATTTTTCCTGATCAAGCCGGTGGCGGAGTCGGGCATTGGCACACATGTCATCACCTGCAAAACAGATACGCTCATGGCCTTTGATCTCATATCTCA